GAGGAGTTGGAAAGGTGTCTTAAACATACGAATGTAGGTTGGGATCTGATTTTTGTAACTAATTTGTTGTGTGCTGTAGCTATATTTGGAAATGAGTGGTACGAAAGGATAGTCTATCTGGGGGCGTTAGAAGGTGACTTGGAACACTATATTGCAGTGGTTAAGAAAGTAAGCGATTTAATCAAGACTACAGGTTTAGACGACAAGAATTGGTTATGGTATATAGAAAATGCTGTTCTATCAGGATATAGAAATTATCCTTTTCCAGGTTTTGATATACTAAAAGAGGCTAAGGAGTTGGCTGCTGGTGGAGTTGAACATAATTACTTTGGTATGCACTGGGACGCGTTATGTAACGAGTTTTTGCCTATGAAATATCACCCGGTAGTTTATGTGCCATTTGAGGAGTGGGTCAAGAAGGCGAGTTGGTTAACAAGTGGTGCAAGTAGTGTTGGGTATGTGATGATTGAGACTAACGACGGGAAGAAGATAAAGGTTAAGGCTAGGAAAAACATGGTTGCCGACGTCGTTGATTTAGGAGTACTGGCGCAGGATAGCTTGGCATACGAGGGTCAAGAAAACTTCGTCATAATTAAATCAGAGCTTGGTAAATTGAGACTTGCTGTAGCTGGTGATATCTACAACTACCTAAAGATGACTTGGGTTACTGAGTTATTGGGTGGTGCGAATTATGACTGGCCTGGTAATACTAGTGAGGAAACCTTTCCCGAGCAAACAAAAAGGCTGGCTAAAATGTTAGAACTCTGTAGCTCGAAGTTTGGTCTGCCATACGATTACAAGGGATTTGATCACCAACCTACGTCCAAAGAAATACTTGGAATTGTCAACGTCTTAACCAGACACGCTAGGCTTAATGTCCCCGACGAACGGCTTACTGAATACGATTCAATTGTCGCAAGTATCAATCACGGGTTCTTAGTCGCTACTTTAGGTGTTAAGATTGATGGAATGAATGATAAACTTCCAGTCACAGGAGGTTTAATGAGTGGACTCAGGTGGACAAGCATAGTAGGCAACGGTTGGAACAGCGTCATCACAGGGCTAGTTTTAAAGTTGTTAGTAAGCTGGGGGCTAGACACGAAAGACATTGAACGCTTCATTCGTGGAGACGATAGCGCAGTGTTCGTACCAAATTGGGCAACTGGAGCAGCGGTTAACTTAGGATACGAAGCGGTTGGTGCCGTGGGAGGTGAGGGAAAGTTTTCGTTACAAAACCATCAAATGGAATTCTTGCGTGTCTGGTTTGACACCAGATGTCACGGATATCCAATGCGAGCGTTACCCGGCCTAACACAGCGTAAACCGTGGTCGTCTAACCCATGGTCCGAAGATATGGTTATACGTGCGATATACGAAACGGTTAGAACATTGAAGAGGCGTACTGGATTTGTAACAGTTTTGGACAAGTGCTGGAGATCATTGAGACGTATATGGTGTAGGAACCACAATTTGCCAGACGCTGTGTGTTGGACTCCTGTATTTGCAGGGGGTTACGGGATTGAACCACCTAAATTAGGAGAGCTGTGGAGAATCGAACCCGCTGTACCAAAATCTAGACTTGAGGGTGAGTTGTCCATTACTAACCAGAACAACTGGAGAAGGGACGGAGTAAGGCAGTACGCACTGGAAAGGTACAATATGGATATTGGAGATAGGGCTGATGAGATAGCAAGAGAAGAATTGTTATCCACCATAAGTTCTGACTCTGTGCCTGAGGTGTCTAGAATCCAGA